GGTAGTAGAGAATAGCCGCATCAGCATCAATGTGCGCTGTTTCGGCATCGGATTTATCAACTTCAGCCAGCATTTGCATAGCTTCTTCAATCTGTCTTTGGTTAGTTTGCATCGTCGATTTTGTTTAGGTTGTTTAGTTGTTCCGCGATGTGCTTCCCCACCGCGATGGGATCGAACAAGGGCATTCCGTCCTTCATTATGTGTGGAATATATCCATCAGCGGCCCATAGGGCAACCACGGCAGGCGGAAGTTTCAATTCGTCTGCCATTTCGTGCAAGTCAAATAATCGTATCATGCTATTTTTTCTGTTTGGGTTTTCTCATTTTCGGGGACAGCTTCATTTATCAGCCGCTCCAGGACTAGCTTCACCTTGTCGGCAAATCCGTTGCTATGCTCGATGAGGAAGCGCACACGCTCCCGTGCATGGATGATCGCCCCGTGATGCCGGTCGAGCCTGTACCCCGTTTCCTGCAATGAATGGTTTTCGCTCCAGATGGTCGCCACCAGTTGACGAGGGACAACCCATCGCGCAAAGCGTGAGCGGCAAAGGATCTGCTCTGGAGTGACGGCAAAGACCTCCGCCACTATGCGGACGAGGAAAGCGAATTTGTCGGCCTCTGTGTCCTCGTAGAGTCTCCAGTTAACTTTCATCGTCACCCCCTTTCACAACGGCGATCTTTTCGATCCATGGTTTGAGGTGTTCGTCAAGTTGCTCGATAGTATATTTTCCAAACAGCCCCGACGAGACATTCATGCGAATCATTGCGATCAACTCGCTGGCTATAACCGCTAACCTGTCGCGTTGCTCTTCGACGGCAATAATTTCAGACTCAAGCCGATCCAAATCAAACGCGCTTATCGTCACATCGTGAGTTCGGCCCATGCGCCCTCCTTTCCGCTTTCATGGGTTTGGCGTTCGAAATCCGATTTTATCTTTAGGTAGGCTTCCTTATATCCCGTTTTCATTGCCTTTTCCCATTTTATCTCATTTTTTAACTCATCACAAATTTTTTTCATGTCTTCCAGTGTAGCTTTAGGATCTTTCCCATTTGCAATTCTAACACGGTGGTGTCCAGCAATTTTTCCGAAATAATCGAGTGAGCCTTTGGCTGCCTCAATTCCAAAGCAAACATATAGCCGGCCATTTTCTGAAGCAGCAAAAACTGAGCTTCCGGTTTCATCGTCAATAGAGTTTAGCGACCTGCCAGATATTCCGCGCCATTCTCCATTTAATGTCAGAATCTCAAAAGTATATGGTTTTGTGTCTGTTTTCCTGCTCATGCCGCACCTCCCCCGTCTAGGTCATCTTTGACTACATAGGCCGCCCAGACTGCCACAGAGAGCAGGGACGACCCGTAGAACGCCCACATTTTCCACTTCGAGGAACCCTCAAAGCCGGAGTCCACGAATAGGAACAGGCCAAGATGCGCGAAAATGGCTATTGCTAGGACTGCTTGGCTTTTCATGCGGCCTCCCTTCTTGCTTTTCTTGCTTCTTTTCGTGCCTCTCGTATGGCATTGGCAAGACGCTTCCTGTCAACTTCCAAGGGTTGCCAGCCAACAAAGACCATTGCATACCGCAATCGCCCCCAGCTAGTCACTGCAAGCACTTGGTAGGCATCCCCGCTGAACATTTTGGTTTTAATGTGATAATAACACCCGCTATTGCAGGGTTTTGGATCTCGTTTAATTGTCATGTTTTGTTTCGTTTAAGGTTTTTCCAAGACCCACGAGAAATCCTTTTCGCTTGGATCGTTTGGTTTAAGGCTCCAGCCAAAACATACCCTCCCCGGCAGGTTGCATCGAATAAGGGTGTTGCTTTTCGTATTGTTGGGTGATGCCTCAACCCAAAGGGCAAGGGCTTTTTGCATGTCGTTTGCGTTTGTTTCGGTTGTCATCGTTTTCGTTTCGTTTGTTTTTGTTTTATTCAAGCGACCAGTCGGCCCCATCGGTCGGCGAGTCAAGGTGTTTTCGCCCCCATAGGGACTCCAGGCGGTGCAGGTCGATGCCAAGGCAGGCCAGGACATCCGCGAATGTTAGCTCGTCGATGTCGCACAAGGCCGCGCGGTCGTTCGCGTGGTATTCCATGAACAACGGGAACATGTCCTCGTCACCATGTTGGTCAACCCTTTCCGCTGCTTTTTGGATGCATTCAAGCACCCATGGCGCATCCTCGGTTGTCACCCCCGCCCCCGTTATGAGGGCAAGGGCTTGCGCTTCCCATTGGGTCTTCATGGCTTCACCTCCCCGTTGCATTGAGGCATCACTTCAAAGCTGTCCGGCGTTAAGGTTTTATCCACAAAGAACCCATTCGCGCAGTATGTTGGGACATTTACGGCAAGATGCCATTGCGCCCGTTCCATCGTGTCAAATAGGCCATGCACCGCGAGATGATTTTGCTTTTCCACAAGTTTGTATTTCATGCGTCACCCCCTTTCACCTTGGCAATGACGGCAAGGGCGTTTTGCAAGTCATCATCGCTTGCCATTGGGTGCGTCAAACTTTGCAATGCGGCGAGCATTTCGGGCGCGGCGGCAATCAAGCGGGCGTTTGCTCTCCATTCATCCGTCAACCCGTGGAGAATTTCCGCAACTTCCGTTCCGTCTTTACCGTAAATTGCCGGATTTCCGGCGCGTCTGCCTAAATGCCAAGGGCCGCTTGTGTGTGTGTCTGTTTTCATCGTTTCAAAGTGTCGTTTGTTTTTTAGGATTCATCGAATCCACAAGTTCGATGCAAAGGTTTATTTCTTCGACATAGCTTAAGCCGTCGAAGCCAAGTAGCTTCTCGTCCGCGCTTGTGGCTGCGGCCAGGGCCCATTCTTTCCCGTCTCTTATGCTCACGGATTTAAGACTTGCAAATCGCCCGTTTGAGACAATCACGGCGAAAACCTCATCGTTCCCACGGTGCAATTTGATTGCCCTTGTGCCATGCTTTGCGGACTTGTGGCGCGTGAAGTACCCGAAAGCCGTTTTCCCGTTTATCGGGGTGAATAGCGTTTCGACAAGGCCCGCTTTATCGGTAAAGACAAGGCCGCTTGGAGTGGTGAAGTGTGCAATCGTTTTTGTTTTTGTTTTCATCGTTTCGGGTGGGTTAGGGTTAGAAATTGAGGACATGCGCCAGGGTTTTCCCATCCGCCAGTGTTCCCGTTATGAATGCGCGGTTCCATCCGTTTTCACTAGGCGGTGTACCAGTCTTTTCATCTTCGCGCACAAATTTTGCCAGCAATGCGCGGACGGCTTCGCGGTGTACCTCATCGCCGCTCAATTCATGAGGATAGGGTATGCGGATTTTCCCGCGCCAGCACTTGGCTTCGATCTTTGAACCGCTTGTGTTTGTCGCTGGAATATACTTTGTTTGGATTGCTTGCATCGTAGTCTGTTTTCTATTTTTTAAGGTTAAATTAGGTTTGCCCTGCACCGCGGGCCGCGTCTGGGTTTAAGATATTAGCACTTGCTGGCAATGCAAGCGGATTTTCAAATGAATTTGATTTTTGCGATTTTTTCGCCGTTGCATTCGTATGATTCGATCGTAAAAATGTCCTCAAATTCCTCAGGAAAAATTCCCGTTGCTATATATTGACGCGCCGCGTTTCCGATCATGTCGGACATTTCGCGGCTGTCGGGCATAAAATCAAAAATGATCTTCATGATTTTTAAGGTTGGGATTTGAATGGCTCGGCACTCATGCGGAAAGCGTCCAAGTCACTAGGCCCGCCGAATGCGCCGCTTGTGATTGCAATCGCCAGGGCAAGCAAGGCAAGCAAGGCGAGGGAAATGAATGTTTCGCGGATCATGCTTCCCCCCTTTCCATTTTGCGGACAAAAACCACTGCATCGCGTACATTTTCGCGCGGACTATATCGCCCGCCCTTGAATGAATGCCTTGATTTAAATTCGTATGCAATGGCCATGCGGGCCGATTCAATCATCGATTGCTTGTTTTGTATTTTCATGTCGTTGGTTTGGCTTGGTTTGTTATTGCTTCTCAAATTTGACGATTGCATCTACTGGCAAGCCATAGGCTTCGCGGTCAGCCTCCCACATTGTACGGGCTTGGTCTTCCGTCTCTGCATCGTACCAATCAACGAAAGGCTCGTTGATGTGAGGCACGCGCGTGATTGCTTTGTAGGTGTTCATTGTATCGTGGTGTTATTGTTATGCGTTGCGCTTGCAACTGGTGAGACAATCGCCACAAATTGCCAATAAGTCAAAAACAAAATCTTCACCGAAGCATAATTTTTTTATTGACCACCAGCCAAACCTTTTAAAACAAGGCATTTCCCGCAATCACAAGCAAGGAAGAAATCTCACGGCCAGCGTTAACTTCCAAGCACTAGGACAAGCAAACCGCTAGGGAGCCAAGCTTCGGAGCGTCTAATTATTCCCCTTGAATCGCCAGGTGGTGATGTAAAGTGGAGAGAATAAGAGAAGCAAAGCGGATAGGATAGCATACCCTAAAATCCATTCCCTCATTCAAGAATAACATCCAACACGCGTGATCTTATTTCGAGGCTCTTCAACTTGACGCGTCGCACGATCTCCTATGGTCGATCGGCTTTGGCTTTCGGAATGCGCAGCAAGGATACTCATGCTTTCGGATCGTGTCAAGGAGAAATGTTTAATTGCAATTAAGTTGCATTAATGAAATGCCACCAGATGCAGCCCCAGCCAGGCTAAATCCTTAGCAATCTACCACAGATTGTATGCATCAAGTTTAGCGACAAGCTAAGGTTGCCGGCACTGATCACGCGAACACTGCACGCTTGAACACCAGCAAATCATTACCAATTCACTAAGGTATGGGGGGAGGGGGTCGACCGGCGAAAAGTTAACTGGAAACTCTACGAGGACACGGAGGCCGACAAATTCGCTTTCCTCGTCCGCATAGTGGCGGAGGTCTTTTCTGTCACTCCAGAACAAATCCTTTGCCGCTCACGCTTTGCGCGATGGGTTGTCCCTCGTCAACTGGTGGCGACTATCTGGAGCGAAAATCACTCACTCCAAGAGACAGGCTATCGGCTCGACCGGCATCATGGAGCTATCATCCACGCAAGGGAGCGGGTGCGCTTCCTCATCGAGCATAGCAACGGATTCGCCGACAAGGTGAAGCTAGTCTTGGAGCGGCTGATAAATGAAGCTGTCCCCGAAAATGAGAAAACCCAAACAGAAAAAATCGCATGATACGACTATTTGACTTGCATGAAATGGCGGAAGAATTGAAACTGCCGCCAGCCGTGGTTGCCCTATGGGCCGCCGATGGCTACATACCACACATAATGAGGGACGGAATGCCCTTGTTTGATCCCATCGCGGTGGGGAAGCACATCGCGGAACAACTAAACAACCTAAACAAAATCGACGATGCAAACGAACCAAAGACAGATTGAAGAAACTATGCAGATGCTGGCTGAAGTTGACAAATCCGATGCCGAAACAGCGCACATTGATGCTGATGCGGCTATTCTCTACTACCTCAAGGTCACAGGCGCAAGGGAGCTTGCCGAGGCCTATGAGGATCTGAAACTCGAAGTGGGATTCCGCTTTGCCTAATCTGAAAACGAAACAAACTATGGAAAACGACGAAAACAAAAACGATGCGATTGTGCCGCAGGAAGCACAAAACACGGGCATTCTGGCGCAGGTGCAAGCCGAGACACAGGCATTCGAGCTTGTGCAACGGCAGGCGATGATGCTCTCAAAGTCAACCCTAGTCCCCAAGGACTTTGCCGGGAATGTGGCGAACTGCGCGATCGCTCTTAACATATCAAAGCGGACACGGCTTGACGTGCTAATGGTCTGCCAAAACCTCGCAATCATCCACGGGCGACCCTCGTGGTCTGCTACTGCCCTCATCGGCATGATCAACGCAAGCGGGAAGTTCTCGCCCCTGCGCTTTGTATTCGACTCCGACGAGGCTCCGACATGGTGCTACGCTGTTGCCCGTGACATGGCGACTGGTGAAGAACTCAAAGGCGAGCGCATCACGCTAGAGATGGCAAAGAAGGAAGGCTGGAGTACCAAAAATGGTTCAAAGTGGCTCACGATGCCTGGACAAATGCTCCGCTATCGTGCCGCTTCATTCTGGTCACGCGCCTATGCCTCTGATATGTCGCTGGGTATGTACACGCAAGACGAGGTGAGGGACTTTGCAGAACCCCCGCGCAATGTGACCCCAAAGGCAAACCCATTTGTGGCAGAACCAGAACCTGAACCCGAGCCGGAACCCGAGGTGGTTGAGGCGCAGGTGGTGGTCGAGGAAAAGCCAAAGAAGAACAGCGTAAAACCTCACGCTGACAAGATCGCCCAAGCATTCGAGGCAATGGCGAAGGAGGTTGAACCATGAGCGAACTAGTCTACAATCTGGGACGCAAGTATTACGATGGGGGCGCAAGCCCCTCCAACTTGGGCGGGCATGTCTCCAAGTCGATGCTCTGGGACTTTTCACAAAGCCCTTGGAAGTGGTTCAATGGCAAGCCCAAGGAGTCAACCCCGGCGATGGAGTTTGGTAGCCTAGTGCATTGCCTAGCCCTCACGCCGAACGAGTACGCTGAAACCTACGCAGTGAGCGAATACGACTCATTCCGTACCAAGGCGGCGCAGGAATGGCGGGACAGCATGACAGCGCAGGGAAAGGTCTGCATCACGCAAGGCCAACTCAATGCGGCGAACGAGTGCGCGGAATCCGTGCTTAATGACCCCGATCTACAACCCGTTCTCGTTAATGGGTACAAGACCGAGGTGGCGGCCTATTCCCAAATAGGATCAACCAAGGTGCGTGGGATGATTGACCTTGTGCCGAGCGAGGGTGACTGCCTCATCGACCTAAAGACCACATCGAGCTTTGGCAATGCCGAGGATCTGGCTGGGCTTGTGGTGCGCCGTGGCTACCATTGGCAGGCTGCACTCTACCTCGACCTGTTCAACGCCGCCACGGGGCAAAATAGGACGAATTTTGTGCTTGCCTTTGTCGAAACATCTGCGCCTTATGAAGTGGCAATCGTTAAATTAACGGATGACTTCATCGACCAAGGCCGAGCAGGATACATGAACGCCATAGCAAAATACCAACAATGCGTTGCGGATAATAAGTTCCCCAAGGCAGTCGAAGGAATCCAAGAACTCTCATTCCCCAAGTGGGCAATCAAATAATACCATGAAACAGACCATAGACATTAGCATTGATACGACGAAGATCGACAAGACGGCTCTCTACGAGTCACCCAAGACAGGTAAGAAGTATCTCTCTGTCACCTTGTTGATGCGCGAGGAGAAGGACAAGTACGGATACGATGGATTTATCGTCCAGAAGATCAGCAAGGAGCGCAAAGCCGCAGGTGAAAAAGGCCCGATCCTTGGCAACGCAAAGATCATGGACTGGGATGCCATCAAGCAACCTGGCGATCACCAGCAGGCGAAGGCAAACGGATACGCCAAGCCTGATAGGTGGGATGATCCAATGGACGATGTGCCGTTTTAGTCATTCTAATTGACACCTCGTGGCAAATGGGGTAGATTCCCATTCCTATGAAGAAATGCTTCAAATGCCACGGGGTGTTCCCATTAACTCAATTCTATAAGCACCCTCAAATGGGTGATGGTCATCTAAACAAATGCAAAGAATGCACGAGGAAAGATTCAGCCAAAAGACTTGAAATAAAAAAACAAGATCCAGAGTGGGTCGAGCGGGAACGGATAAGACATATAAATAAATTCAGAAAGTATCGACATGGTACAGATGAAGAGATAAAAAAGATAAACGCTAGAGCCATGGTAACTAGAGCAATCGCAGAAAATAAAATCAAAAGGCTTCCGTGTGTCGTATGTGGTAATCCGAAATCCCAAGGACACCATGAGGACTACGATAGGCCACTTGAAATAACATGGCTTTGCATTAGGCATCATAACGATAGGCACATACATTTGACGAATTGTGCCAACATTGGAGAAGAACCGATGGATATTAACCTGTTCGTCAGTAAACTAAAAGAAAACACTTTCCGATAAACTTATGATTGAAATGATAACACCAATGGAGGCAGAGCGTCTGGGTCATGTCCCACTCACTCGACCATACCGAGAAGACTATGAACACGAAATGAGATGGCTTCGCACCGTCCTGCGTGACATGAGGGGATGCAACTTCTCCCTCGTGGATACTGGCAGGGGGCTTGAAGTCTGGCGCGATAAAAAAGAACTAAACACGATCAAAGAATAACACTATGAAACTGAAACAAATCTACAAACCAGTTCGCGCCATTGGCAGCGATCCGCATTTAACCGTGTCTCTCATGTCTGCCTTGGCATCGCCCAAGCATCGCAAGAGCGGACTAATGGAAGCACTCAAACGCCTAGCCAAGAACTATGGAGTTGCTATTTAACGACCTACCAGAGGAGCTTTCACCTCGCCTTAAGTGGCAGGAGAAGAAGGGAATCAAGACAATGCGCCGAACAGATGGTAAATGGGTGGCGTACAAGACTGAAACCCGCTTCAACAACTCCGATGAAACAGAGGTGGATGCCGTGATAGGACTTGCAAAGAAACTTAAGCTGAAATTGTGGAATGAGTAGAATCACGATAGGCATAGATCCTGGGGCCAACGGCTCAATCGCATGGATTGACGAGCGAGGGAAGTCTTGCGTCGAGAAGATGCCAGACACCTTGCAGGACTTGTGGGAGCTGGTCGAATCGATTGCCAGCGTTTGTAAATATGAAAACAGATGCGCTTGCGTCAAAGCCTACATCGAACAGGTATCAAGCAGCCCACAGATGGGCGTGGTGTCCAGCTTCTCATTTGGCCGAGGTTACGGCAACCTTGAGATGGCATTGACAGCCGCAGGGATACCCTTCGAGCGCGTTCGTCCACAAGTCTGGCAGAAGGCAATGGGTTGCATGACGAAAGGCAACAAGAACATTTCAAAGCAGAAGGCTCAAGAGCTATTCCCAGACAAGAAGGTTATTCACGCTACGGCTGACGCATTACTTATAGCACTATACGGAAGCAGACAACCATGAAAAAACACCAAGAGATTGAAAACATAATCGGGGACATCTGGTATCAGAACCCAAGGTGGCCATCGACATTCTCCGCATGTTGTACGGGGTGTGGAAACAATGCGAGGGGTGGCAGGGAATGCATCTATTGTTTGGAAGAGGAGCTTTCTGGATTGACATCCAAGGAATGCGCTAGGCAATTTGTCAGCGCAGTCAGACAAGTCTTAATGGCAGAAGAGTCCTTACGGGAGTTCGGCAAGCCATTCTGAAAACAAACAACACAATAATAAGCCATGAAACCACGCATGTATAACATCGTTAGGGATTGTGTAGAAAACGGCATCCGTTATGGAATCCGCCGCGCACACAAGCACACAGACGAACCATCCGAGGACTTGCTGGAAAGCGAGATTCACTCGGCAATCATGATGGAACTCGATGAGAAGTTCGAGTTTGAAATCCCAAGACTAGACTAACACCATGAAAAAAAGCGCAACACAGAAACTAGAAGAGTGGCTCCTTAACGGGAAGACCATCACCGCCTTGCAAGCCCTTAATAAATGGGGATGTATGAGGCTATCGGCACGGATCAACGACCTCCGCAACAACGGGTTCCCGATCCTCACGGACAGCGTAAAGCAGAATGGCAAGATCTTTGCTCGCTATCGCCTTGCCGCCTAAAACAATCGGGTATGTCGGTAGCCTAGTTCATTGTCGCTGCACCACCCAGCGTCCGGCAAGGTGGTAATTTTACTCAAACTAATATGCTAAAAGCAATAAACATAATACGCGACTACAAGGAGTGGCTTGATGGCGACCGCGACAGGGCTGAACCAAACATGACATGGGTTAGCGGGGCAATTGGGGAGGTTGTTTCTTATTTTGACAACAACACGACAATAAGCGAACTAACTGAAAAGTTAAGGGCCGAACTTGACATGGGGATAGACGCCATTGTCAAGCGCTTACAATGGAGGCAAGACCAACTAGAGCGCGGCATCAAGGAACTGAAGAGTGACTATTGAATTTCCCGTAGAATCTGATACAATTCATACATATGAATAAGCGTTTTGAAAAGAAGGTAAAGAACCCGAAGACGGGTAGAACTAGGACTGTTAAGTATGGACAGGCGGGTAAAGCAGCGGACGGTGGGGATAGGATTAGGCCAGGCACGGCCAAAGCATCGAGCTATTGCGCGAGAAGCTACGGGATTAAGAAAAGGTTGCCAAAAGAAGAGCAGAACAATCCCAATACGCCGAACAACTTGAGTCGAAAGAAGTGGAAATGCTCTGGGCCAAACGCTAAGAAATAACCACCATGAGTGCAGGAAAGGGCGACTCACCCAGACGAGTAGATACCAAACGATACAACGAAAACTATGAACGAATCTTTAGAAAAACAACCATCGAACAGGAAGCTAAACCAGAAGCGGAAATTCAGCTTCGGGTCGGGGCGGAGGAGGAACCAGCTCCAAGACAAGAAGATTAACATCCGAGTCTCGCTCTCGGTTGAGACATTCAAGCGGGTGGACAACCTTGCCAAAAGGATAGATTGCTCGCTTTCTAGTGCCGTAGAAAGGCTAATTAGGACGCAGGAATCGGAGGCTATCGAGCCTACTCCAGAGGTCAACTGGGACGAGTTCAAGGCCAAGCGGCAGTTCTACCAGCTCACGGATGTTCTGGATGCCTCATTCCGCAGAAGGAGGAGCAGGGCATGAATACTCTCAGGGGATTCCCCAAAAGGGAGTCTAGCCAATGGCGGTGGAAAAAATGGGACATAAGGTCAGATGGTAAGGTTTTTTGGAAATACAATAAAAAATGTAGGGACGGTGAGAGGTGGTTAACGTGGGAACAGGCGTTAATTGAAAAGAAAAAAGAATCCGAAGCAGCATTAAGGCGTTATCATAAAAACTCAGAAAAGATAAAAAGACAAAGCAGGGAGAGGTGGGCCGCGAACTTGGAAGAAAATCGCAAAAAGAAAAGCGAACAGATGAGGGAAAAAAGAAAGATTAGTCCAATGTTTTCAATGGCAGATAGACTAAGATCTAGAATTAGAGACTTCATTAGGAATCGAAATTACTCGAAAACATCAAAAACAAGCGTGATGGTTGGGTGTTCATGGGGTGATCTAAAAGACCATATCGAATCTAAATTCACCGATGGAATGTCGTGGAGAAATAGGCATTTGTGGCATATTGACCACATTGTCCCGCTTGCGTCAGCTAATTCTGAAGAAGAAATGATTAAACTTAGCCACTACACCAATCTCCAGCCGCTTTGGGCTGAGGATAATTTCAAGAAGGGATCGAAGTTTTAAGTATCAATCTAGAAAACAATGAACACCTTGAAAGGATTTCCGCATCGTTATCAGAATGCCACAGAATGCGTTGGAGACGACTGGTGGGGTCATTACCGCCTAGCCCTCGCTACGGTCGATTCTGGGGGCATTGTGGTGATGTACGGGACGAACGGCACGGGCAAGACCCGCATGGCCTATGAATTAGCCAAGAAATGCGTACCAAAGGACACACATTATTCCATCGGGGGCATGGGCTGGAACTCTGGAAAGAAGGAAAGACCCGCCATTTACACCACAGCTGTGGACTTATTCATGGAGATCCGTGACACCTTCCGCCCAGACTCCGAGCAATCTGAGATGGCGGTGGTGAAGAAATACACCGAGGCAGGGCTACTGGTTTTGGATGAATTTCAGGAAAGGGGCGAAACCCCATTTGAGGACAGAAAGATCACCAGTATTATCGACGCTCGTTATCAAAACGAAAGGCCTACCATATTGATTTCCAACTACTCACGAGAGGAATTTGCCTCAAAATTATCAGCGGCGGTACTGGACAGAATCCGTGAGAACGGGGTTGGCCTACATTTCAACTGGACAAGCTACCGAAAGCAAGGTAGCATTTAGCCAACAACACCCCCGACGCCTCTTGACAATGCGCACCAATGGGGGTTACTTTTATCCTGTGCTAACCTACGCAGAAGTGGACACAATATGTCCACATTTCTATAATGTGTAGCATTCTAGCGAATAAGTTGCCAGAATGTGTACTTACTAGGCCAAGGAATACAGGTTGCTGGATCGCCCGTTGATCCTGCACCTGCGGAACTTTAGTATCCCGTCTGCGGATTTGTTGCGGAGGATTGACCCGGCGTGAGGTATGGACATTCTAGTTCTAGCGGCATACTCGGCCACGGTGAACTCGTCTGGACTGCGTGGGTCCTCCTTGCCTATCAGTGCAATTGCTTTGTCCAGTGCGTCTAGTGCTTGTTTCGTTTTCATTGGTTAGTACCAGTAGTCTTGATTTGAGGCGCAGAAAATCACCACCCATACAACTAGGGTAGCAAATACAAACATACTTGCGATTTCAGCTATCATGTCGGTGTTCGGCTACAATGGTTGGATGTTGGCGATCGGCTACAGAATTCCCATCGGGGAAATCCAATCGTTTCCTTCCTTAATGACATTCCATGCCTGCCATGAACCAGTCTTCTCGTTGATCATGCCGTAAAGGAAACCATTGCGCCACGCAAGTTTGGCTGGGGTTCTGTCGGCATAGGACAACTGGTCGATGTCGGCAAGGCATCCAACGCTGAATGCCGCCTGTCCGTCCACATGGCGAGCCACATACACATCCGGCTTGTGGACATGACCATGAATTACCGCATTCCATAGCTCAAAATGGCTCTTGGCTGGGTACATTGTAGCGCGGAACCCATGTATCAATTTTGGGCCACCCTCTGGGAGCATGAGGTATTTACTGATATGGTATGGAACCCACTTGATCTTGCGCTTACGGAACTCGTCTTCGGAGGCTTGTGCTAACTTTGCACAATGTTCACGAAGCATGCCATCAGCACACTTGGTTGAGTTCATCCAGATGCGGTCGTCATGATTTCCAAGGGTGAGATAGTCCGGCTTAAACTCATCAAGAAATTCAAGGCCCATTTGGTAGTCTTCAGAGATGCCGTCTGCCTTTTCCTCTGGGCTTGCACCTCTACGGAGCGGGGAGAAATCCCACAAGTCACCGAGATGAATCTTGTAGTTCGGCTTCCAACTTTTCGCAAAGTCTAGTATCTTCTTTTTAGCCTCTTCCGAGACTAGGCAGCCGTGGTTATCAGCTGCGACGAGGAACTTTTTGTAGCTCATTATTCAGAAGGTATGAGTTTATATGTTATCGTTGAAATAATTCTCTGTGGTGTCTCAACGCCATTAAGAATGTCTTTTGCATCCTTATCTGGGACTTCGTATCCATCATAAGATAGAATTAGGTTTTGAATGTATTTGATTGACGGTTGGCCAACATACTCTCCTATCGTCATCCACCGATCCATTGAATTATTTCTCAACAACTCGAATCTCTTGTAGCTCATTTTGTTTTTCGTTTTGGTTTGGCGATCACCCTTTCCCACGCTGGGAAGAAGATGTTCTCCAGACAACGGACTACACACTCCTCCATGTCCTCGAATGTTTTCGAGTGAGAGATGCCCGCAATGCTGAATGCAGCATGCATCATCTCATGGCGTAATGTGGACTCCATAATGTCTGCATCGGCACTACGAAGGGTAATCCGCATGTCGTCAAGACAAAAATTGCCATATTCTGCAAGGTTCTCTTCGACGAGGATCTCAACCTCCTGCCCGCCAATACTGACTGATGGGGGGATTTTCATCGCGTGGCTTGAAAGTGTTGCCCATCGTAATTCCAAAAAGCACCCGCTGGAAGCCATCCCTCTTTGGCGAAGATCTCCATCACTTCAATCGGCATATTCGCAGACTTTGGCCAATGCTCACGGAATTGATTCGTGCTTGGAGCAAGGTCTATAGCAGCACCCCTAGCATGCAGAGATGGCAAAGATCCACCACGCATGGGCCGGTTGTTGTAGCATCCAGCGTACTCCTTCAGCACCCAAGCGTGTGGGGTCTTGGAGATGTTCTCCAGAATGCGGCGTAGGCTGGGAGCTACCTTGTGGTGGCAGCGAATGGACTTAACATTCTTGCCGTCATAACGAATGTCGAGGTCATTGACTGCAAGGTTGACCAGCATGGACTCCTCACCAGCCCTTCCGTAGAACCTAGTGAGCGCACCTTGGTCTTGTGTCGGCCAAGGGTGATCTACGGGCATTAGGCTGCGTAGATGATCCTCGCAGGCTTTGATTGACTTCGGCCCCCAGAACCCATCTGGGGTGGCTCCTACACGTTTCTGAAGCTCGATGATCTGGTTGTGATTCATGACCCTAGTTTACATCACAGGTCAAGACCACCTTGACCTACTCAACGCTTTTTAAGCAGTTTCCGCAGGGAAAGCAAGCCCACGATAATGCCTATAACGAGGGAGGTTATACGCATCCCCCACTCAACCTGCTCCTGCATGCTGGTAATGACGCCGAGGGCTGGGGTAATTGTCCCTACAGCCCCATGCAGAAGGTCGCGTCCGTGGTCGGAGATCATCGCCCTGCGTCCCGTGCTTTGATGAGGCCGATGCCTGCCGTTACAGCGGCGAACGCTCCCATGAAGTCGGGTGCGCCACCTTTGAGGACTTGAACGCCCACATTAGCGAGCGTTGCAACGATAGTAAGAATGCCGAGTGCGGTAGTTTTCATATGTATTATGTGTTGAGATTATGCCCAAAAAACATTCGGGACATCTTCAGATTCTGGGCGGGGAATTGAGATGTCGTTTCCAGCTTCATCCTCGACTGTCCAGTCGGATGACCAGTAGATAAACTGCTCGCCACCCTCTGGAATCGGGATGCCGACGAGATCACGGAAAAGCACCCACCAGTTCGAGCCTTGATGCTCACCGATGATGTGGAGCGCGTACTCATGGGACGCGAGGGTGATTTGCTCGTTGCCGTCCTCGTCTATGGTCGCAAAGCCATTCTGCAATCCGAACATGACTGCGGTGGTGCGGTCGGGGAATTTGAGAAGGTAGTCCGTCATGCCGTGAGAGATTGGAGTTTCGCGTTGGGCAGGCGTTTGCGGTAGTAGCGGATTTCAGATATGACTCCAGACTGCATAGGTTGCCCCCCATTGGAACCAATTTGGAATTGTGTAACTGATGGCAGCGTCAGCGATGTTGAGGTCGCACCAATTACTCCATTATTAACAAAGGCGGCATCATTAGTATTAAATGCAAAAGCAGATTTAACAAATGTTGTTGATGGCAGATTGGATGCAGAGTTTAACGTTACAGCAGGAGTTGCCCCAAAAGTAAAACCTCTAGTATTATTCTGGAGCCTATTTACACATATCTGGAATGTATTTGAAGTATTAAAACCACAAACACCAAGTAACCCAGTCGTTAGATGATTGAATTGACTCCCAACCAGAATAGTCCCAAGTCCCGCGTAGAATGACGATATGGAAGCAATACTACACATATCCACGCTACGCACGACGATACCAGTCGTCGTCGGGATGTAGGAGGTGGCGAAGGAGCCTGCTTCTATTTGCGCGCCCCAGAGGAGAAAGCCAGATGTTCCGTCACCAGCGTAAAAGTTTGAATTAAGGTTGGCGGATGAAGCTCCACCAAATCTTACGTTCAGGTTTCCGCTTGCTGTGGCTGTAAATGTAACTGAACACCTGCGCCATCCATTTCCTACATCTACAAGTGATGTGCTGGCAAAACCATTGAATTGGCCAACTGCAGGAGATGACGCTGATATGTTAAAGTAAGCCACCCAGTCAACACTACCATTGGCAATCCCGACTACTGAGATGGTCGCGAAGTTGGTTTCCGCTGCTTTAAAATAAACACTAATTGTGTAGCTCGCGCCTCCAACTAAAGTAACATCCTGTCGAAATTGGTGAATGGCGTTTGCTGTTGTTGCGATTAGTTTGTCGGCAGTTGTTGCCCCATCAGGTGAGGTCGCGACATTTAGGTATGGTGGAGTTCCAGTTTGGTTTAAGTTTACCGAAGACCAAGTCGTTCCAAAGTTCTCACTTTGAAGGCAGCTATTCGTCCCGCTCTCCTCGATCAGCAAGCCCCTGCACACACCAGCAGAGGTGTGGTCGAAGCGGGGAATGTTTGTTGCGGCACTTTGGATTAGCCCATTGCTGCCCACGAATGTACCACTACTCGCACGGGTGAATGTAGGCGTTGGGCCTCTCCTCGCAGTCAGAGTCTTGTCAGCCGCGAACTGGAGGTCGAGGGAGAGTCCGTCTGGGTTAAGACCACCACCTCCGTTTAGCATGTTTCCTAGGACATATTGCATATTACCAGCGAAGTTGCATGTTAGCGTTTGTGCGGATGCGATTGCTCACAAAACCGCTAGTGTGATTCTCGTCGAGTCGGATAAGCTCCTCCGTCAGTAATGCCTCAGCTTCTGCATCTGCTACAGCTGCCTTTTCTTGCTGCCCTTCAGCGCGGAGGTAGTCGGCGTATGTTCCATGAGCAAGGTATTGGAACCACTCTGCGGGGACACTGGATGTCTCACCAGCACCGTCTCCATAAGTGTCCGAGAACTGCGCTTTGTAGGTAAGGAATGCGGTAGATGGGTTAAGATCGCCAGCAACCAGAGTCGCGCCATCAGCGGTCACGGTGAAGTCAAACTCCTGCACGGAGGAGGCAATGTACGGGGCTTGCTTAAAGAAGCGCAGGAAGGTGTCCACGCTGCTCTTGCCAGTCTCCGAGTATGGGACATAGCCCAAGGCTTGTCTGACAGTCCCTGTGCCAGTTCCTGCGCCAGTAGCGACGAAGTATTCGCCAACTGTACTAGCAGCAGCACCGATAAGTGTGAAGTCAGTATCACCAACGGTTTCGATAAAATATCCCGTGCCAGAGACGGTGGTGGTGACAGCGACTGGATCGTCAGCAAGGTAGCGTTCCTCGCCAATCTTGAGAAAGCGTGTCCAGTAATTGCTTGAGCGATAGGCTCTCTGCGCCCTGCGATTGATTAGTGCCTTAATGCGCCCAGTTTCGATGCTGGCGAACACCACGCCACACAGGGCTTGGATCAGCGAGAACAGGTCAGCGTAGGTTCTGGTCTGCATTAGACGGCGTTAGGGGAAAGTTCTGGGTGAAACTTCTGGAAGTCTCGGATAAACTCACGATCATGCCATGCATCTTCACCATATTTATTGCGGATTAGGAAATACTCATGCGTGGGGACAACCGCAACGGCTCGGCCCAACGCACCAGTTTGTACTCCACGAAGGGTGTCGGCCTCTTGTGCTGCAGAAATCTCGCGGAATTTTTGTTTTGTTTCCATGAGCTGGCGACCAGAGCAAAGCTCCTTTACCAACGCATCGGTCATTGCCTCTTCAGATATCATCGTTTGGTTTGGAAGAGAGCGGAGGATGGGGATAGAACCCACCCCCCGCTGTCAGGGATTAGGCAAAATTGCCGGGATCAAGGATCGTAAGGGCAATAATCCACTCACCAGCAGTCACGGTTCCCGTGAAGTTGGTTTCGATCACGATGGGCAGTGCGGATGCGCTGTTGTTAACCACACCATTGCCAGTGTTGGCATCTCCACCAACGGTGAACGAGGCACCGGTGTTGAATGCGGCCTTGGTGAGTCCATCGAGGTCGAGTGAGTCGATGTACTCGTTTGGATCAGCAGTGGTGGTTCCGACATCGAGAAGGAGGTCGTTGGAGGTGCCAGCCGAAGTCACTTGCTCAAACACAGCAGCAGAAGTCACGATACCGCCAGGAGGCAGGATAGCGATGGTCTTTTGTGCGCCACTGCCAAGCGAGGTGATCTCGGCGGCAGTGAGCTTGTAGATGTCAGTGAAACCGTTGAAACGCTCTTGTTGTGCAACTTTCATATTCTTATTCTTTCTTTCTGATTATTGGTTGAGATTAGGAATAAGCGATCTTGCCGTGTGCGCCGGGATGCTTACAAACAAGCGTACCAACCATGTCCACGAAACCACGCTCGCCACCACCTTGGTTCTCAAGGCGAGTCGAACCCATCGGGATAAGGGTATTGAAGCCGAGATACTTCGGATTCACCACATAACCGCGAGTTGAGGCAGGCATACAGGACGGGTTGCCGTTGATGACATTAACGATACCGAAGTCGCTTTCGTACAGAGTCACAGCGTGAGTGACCTTCTTGGACGAAGCGTCTTGGTTAACGCGATACACGGCTTCAGAAGAAGCAGTACCAGACGAACGGGTGAAGTTGCTGATCACCTTGCGGAGGGCAACACCAGCGATAAGGGTGAGGTTATTGGCCTCGCCATTGACAGTGTAGATCGACGCAATGATGTCATTGAAGGTCGTCTCGTTAGGTGACGATGTGGCAATCGAAGCCGAAGGCGTACGATAAGCAGCAGGAACATCCGAAGGGCCAGACGAGCTGAGCCAGTTACCAAGGCCACGGAGGGCGTATGGGGTGCCAGCACCGTTCTCAACGCTACGGTCATTGTCTGAGCAGATAGCAGCCTCAACATCGCGCTTCAGTTCACGCATCGACTTGGCTTCAGCTTGAGCAACATTGGCTGGGCCAACGGAGCTAACAGCTTGTTGCAGGTTCGACACGATGTAGTCGCGACGGAAGATTTGGGTGTAGTTGCCAAGACGAGCGCGTGAAGCGAACTTGTCGTCAAAGGCAGTAACATCCGTACCTTCAGAGATACCAGCAGTCGATGGAGCCGAAAGAACATCGGCAGTCCACTCACTGAAAGTACCGCTTGATTTGCCCTTGGAGCAAAGGCTAAGGAGCGGGGTTTCTTCTGGAGCAAGGAGAGTCAGCTCGTTGCTGAGATCCTCGCGGTTGGAAATAGCGGAACCCGTGCCGAGTTTGGCTTGGGGCGCATTTGGTTGATAGGTATTCGAGATACTCATAATAGTGATTTAATAAAGATTATTTTAACTTAGCGATTCGTGAGGCAACCCAATCATCGACCGAACCAGTCGTTTCAAACCTGCTGTATGCGTCTTTGACCTTTGCCTTGGTGTTAGAACCAGACTTAGCCGAACCAGATCCAACTGGGGAAGCGGGTGGTGACACCTTCAACTTGTTCCCAGCTCCAGCTTGGATAGCCTTAGCTTTCTTTCCAAAGATAGACCTTGCCGCATGAGCAAGAATGTATTCAATTTGCATCCCAATTTCTGGGATTTCGCGTTTCACTCTGGAAACTAGGGGATCTTCGACTAGCACTTTGTAGTTCTTTCCGATCTCGGACTCTTCGTCTTGGATCTCTGGAACCTCTTTTCGTGCTGCCTCGGAGTACTGTTTGGACATCTCCCCGAACTGGGCAACCTTGATCAACTGTTGCTGTTGGGCTGGGATGTACTTTGTCAGTGCCTCTTTAGCGTTCCTGTTGGCCTTGCGGATTTGACGCTTGGTGAACTCTTTATCGCCAACGGTGATGATGTCATCTGGGCCGTAGTCTTCGTGTTCATCCAAGATCTCGTCCGTTGACTCTAGAGTCTTCGTCATTTCGTCGTAGAACTCTTTGAGGTTCTCGAAGTTATCCAATTTACGGATAGCCTCTGGAATCTCGTTCTCTTCGACTTGACGAGTCATCTGCGGTTGAGCCGCGAGCTTCTCCTCTAAGGTTCGCTTTTGGGCGGTGAGTTCACCAATCCTTTGAAGGAGGCGACTCTTACCTTTTTTGGCAAGCTCTTGGATCTGCTCCGGCGAGAGATTCAACAGGTCTATGTCTGACTGCTCCTCGGTTTCCTCTGGCTCCTCCTCGGACTCTTCCTCGGTTTCCTCCACCTCTTCCTCGTCATCTTGACTGGCAGGTTCGGTTTCTTCGGTTTCCTCGGCATCCTGGGGTTCCTCTTCAGTCTCCTCTGGTGCAGTTGCTTCCCCAATTCTCCGAGCGATAAGCTCCTCGAATGAGATATTGTCCACCGATTCTTCAGCCTCGGCGTTAGCTTGATTGGTATTGTTAGTCATTTTGTACGCTGGTTAACGCCCTGCGGTGGCGATGAGCGAAGTCAAGCATTTAATCCTTACTAAGTCAAGTAGTTTGGTAAGGTATTGAACCCGGTCGCAATTTGCGACCTTAGATTTGCCGCATAATGTCAGAGATAATTGGTAGTTTTTCTGACAGAACCCGTGACAAATAATGGGTAGTTTTTGTCACGAGACTTAACGCAAAAACCGCCCCTATTTGTCGTCACCAATGGCGAGTAGTTTGGCGTTCTGGCTTTATATCGACAGATGTGGCGAGATCACAGATTGTGATCTTAAAGATTTCCTATTGACGCAGGGTAAGAATGTGGTATTTTGGCGTTGACGACGAAGTAGGATTCACGTCACCATTCACCCCTCCGGCGCGTAAAGCAATGGGTCTAGGGCTGGCACGAGTTTTCCTACTTCGACTCGTGCTGGCCCTTTGTTTTACCCAAAAAGCTGGTGACATATTCAAGCAACCGAGGAACGCTAAAACGACCGCACGGAAGCTAGGTAAAAATCTCACAAAGGTGCTGCCTGATGATCGACGAAGCAGCTTAATAAAGTGTGACGATTAGAGAGCTTGATGCCGCCAACTCACAACCTTCGGCTATCTCTAGTTCCAGTTTAGGCTGGTGTGCATGTCGTCCTTTCCGAAGAATATACGGGAGTTCTAAAAACACAGTTAATCCGTTATGGGCGAACTGTGTCTGCGAGCCTTCCTCGAATGCCGGGAGCTACCCTTAATACTAAATTAGCACAAATTAGTACTAAATAAGTAAAGTGTAAGTCAACTTAACGGTAGGTAATACTATACGCCATTGAAGTAGTAAGTAATACTTACGAGTTCAAAAGAAACGCCCTCGGCAGGGTTTTAATCTACCGAGGGCGAGAACCCAAACTAAACGATGATAAACGAAACAAAACGCACCAACCGAAGTTGAATGCGAGAAAGAGCTAGACTATTCTAGCGGGTTTGTCAAGCTAAGACTGAGAGTAGCTCATCCAGCGTAGAGATGCTTCCTGCGAGCTTCATCACATCATTCGATGTCTCTGCTTGACGGAAATCACCAAAGAACCTCTCACGCTCATCGTGGATGAACTGAAGGATAGCGGCGTATTCCTCTCGGTCACGGAGGGCTTCTACTGCTACTTGGATGCTTGGTTTCGGTATTGGTGTCATAGTGATGTTAGATTGGCGGCCTATTAACTCGGAAGCGGATTTGGAATCCGATGACCGTCCCCATTTGATCATGGCTCGATAGGCCGAACGAGCATAGCCTTGGGAATTGACCTTGTTAGGATAGTGTTACTTGCGTTTTTCTGCGCGTTTGATCTTGCGTTCTTGCTTGAGCATTTCCTTGGTTGGCTTCTTGCCAGAACCAGCAGCGGCGCGGATGTTGTCCCACATGCCGCGCTTGGACATGGAACCATCCTTGCGCTTGATCATCTTGGCTTTCATGGCTTACTTGCGTTTGGCGGTCTTCTTAGGCGCACGACTCATCTTGATTTCAATCTCGACATAGCCTTTGCCTTTACCTTTGCCTTTACGCTCCATCTTTTCGTGGCCGCAGCCACATGATTTACCTTTTTTCATAAGTTACTTGCGTTTCTTTGGCATGCCAGCAGAGCTAAGGGCAATGGCAACTGCTTGCTTACGGTTCTTAACGATAGGGGCTTTCTTTGGGCCTTTGGGGTCACGACCAGCGTGGAGAGTACCTGCTTTGTACTCACGCATGACTTTCCCAACTTTCGCCTGTTTGGCCGCTTTTGATTTTGGCTTTTTCATAAGTTATCCTTGTTGCATTCCTTGAGTGGTCATGCCGCCCATTTGAGCTGGGGCCGTGCCAATGCGACCGATCTCAGCGTTTTGCATTTGTTGAAGCTGGAACTGGTATTGCTCCATGTATTTCTGAAGCCTTGCACCGAACGCCTCATCCTGCTGTGCGCGGGCTGCAACATCTGGTTGCTGTACATAGGCTTGGATCATTTGCATTGCCATCTGTGCGCCATTAGGCTGGGCAGGAACCTCGATGCCAGCGAAGATCTTAGCGAGGTCGTCTGTGACATTTTTCTGAACCTTCTGTGCTGCTTCTTCGGCGGGCTGTAGAACATAGTCAGCAAAGATCGGGTTGATGCTGGATGCCGTAAACTCAAGCAACTTATTGACATCCATAATGCCATTGCGATCAAGTTGGACAAGAGACACCATGTTCTTAAGCTGGGTTTCAGCGGTCTCTGGGTCATTCGATTGTGAGTCGAAGTTAACCACGATAGAGAAGTTTTCGTCAGCCGAACCTTTAGTCATCACCTGTGGGTTAGGATTGCCAGTAACTTGAAAGAATACCTCATCTGGCCCCATGCGCTGATAGAGCTTCCACGCCATGTTCAGTACATCGCGGACATGATCCAAGAACTTTGATACCACGAATTGCTGGCGGGAGGCCGAGATTGGGTTGGACATATCCAGACCAACAGCGCGGTCTGCCTGTGCGGTCATGGATACCTCAACCTCAATAGAACCATTGTCGGCTGGAGGTGGTGGCCCCCATTGGATCTCCCCAAGACGACGATACGGAACCCTTACTCCTGGCCCCCAATCAGAGGGAGGACGACCAGCCGGGTGCAGCAATGGAGGGAGAGTAGCCAGAGAAGCACGATCAATACGAGAATCACGCTCGGTCTTGATTTGCATCTGCGCTCCACGGAGAATGTCCGAGAAGGTCTGGGTTTCGTACATGCGCTTCTGGTCGTTCGATAGGCGCGTAACCACAAAGGGGTAGTCGTCATAGCCGTTAAGGAGTTCGTGTTTTGCGTATCCTTCGGTGGTGGGATGGAAAACCGTGCAGTAGATACCCTCAGAGCCATCCTCTTCGTCGATCAGACGCTGGTAGCCATACACCACCATAATAAGGTCGTTGTCGTCTGAGAGTGGAAGGCGGTCGATTGTCTTGAGCTTCTCGCCGTCGAGGTACATGGAGTCTTTACCACGGAGAGTCTCAATGGCAGTCTCAACCCAGTCGGCATCCCAGCCCTCAGAGACAACCTTCTTCTCCAGTTCTTGCGCGGTCATAAATGTACGCCAGAAGACATACGGAGCGCGTTGAGGATCGGTCACATACGACGGGAAAAGCACCTCGCCATCAGGGGCGCATGAGTAAACTACTGGGCAATCTACCGATGTGCGAGGAATTGAGACTTCAGCTAGGCCCTTCTTGCGGAGGGACATAATAGCCTTCTTGGCGCGTTTGTCGGACAGATCGGGGAATGCGGTTTGCAGCATACCCAAAACCATCTGGTCATCAGCACCACTAACAATAAGTTCCGCTAGATCGGGGGAGACTTGTGCGATTTCCTCGATGGATACCTGTTGCAAATATGTCCTTTTTTCACGCTTCCATCCGACATATGACACCATCAGCCCCTTCTCTAGCAGATAATTAGCACCCAATTCCATCTGCTGACGGAAGTTTGGGATATAGGTAGAACGCATCCACTTAAGGAATCCGCTCACCATTGAGGCGCGAGGCATGGATGCCATCGAGGTCGGGAACGCCTTGATATGGGAACGCTGCAGGGCTTGGTCTAGAATAGCCACAAATGCGTCGATACGCTCTCCTACGACATTGACCTCAATATCACTCGCTCCCTGCCAAGGGAAGGCATTTGCGCCCTGTTTGCGGAGATCGTCAGACTTGCCCTCCCAGAGGTTTCTGCGGTCATCATACGAACGCAGGCAGGCCTCAAAGTATTCATCCAAGTCAAGAAGGCATTTGTCGTAGGCATCAGCCAATGCGGTTACATTTGGCCCTTCCTCGACATAGATCATCGACTCTTCCTGCTCTTCTGTTGGTGCGCTCATGATGGCAAATATTCGTAGAACTGCTCGCCTACTTCGGGGCGTATCATAACAACTTTTATAGGTTTGCCAACTAGTTTGTGCGAAACCCGAGGTGGAGCTTTAACTGGGACTGCCTCACCATCCATGCGAACAAGCACCCAGTTAGGGTTTGGGCATGTTCTGATAACTAGATAGTCACCCTCGTAGGTGGCATTATCTTGAGATTCCGTGATAGAATCACAAGTTTCTGGCTTAACCTTTGGTGGTCTGCCCCGCTTTGCTGCTTTCTTAGTTGGTGCTGTTTTCATGGTTTTGTTTAGATTTCATGTACTTAATAGCATGCTCAAGAACATCTAGCTCCTCAGTAATTCTAGGGGTTGATTCAGATTTCTCAGCTTTAGCCCTTTTGAAATATGCTTCCTTCAAACAATCAATAATGAGTTCTTCTGCAACTATCGGCTTGTTTATGGTTTTCATATTTTGCTAGTAGCCTCCTGCTCCCTGTCTTGTAGCGATATTTCTGGATTCGTCAATATGATCTATGCCCGCAATAGCGGCGTAACGCAACACATCGACTGGATCTTTCCATGCTTCTTTTAAACCCCCATCACCCGTGTATTCGCTCAGAGCTTGAATGATGTTCTCGCAGTCGGAGCTGACATAGAAGTGCGGTCGGTTTACGGAGTCGGCTGGCTTTGTTGTATCCCACGACATCTTGCCAATAAGTGCTTGGAGTCCATCGTCGATGTCTAGTCCAGGAGCAGGAAGGCAAACCATGCCAGCATCATTCAAATCCTCAATAATGCTAGATGCACCATCTGATGACTGGTACTTAGCCGCCCCAAGGCGAGGGTCGATAAGCCTCTCAAAGATCTTCTCGTCGCCTTCCAGTTCGGAAATCAAGTCCATGTAGTCACGGATACCGAACCCTTGGCCTTTAGCTCCCGGCCCCGGCATCCACTTGCCACCCTTCCACTCAGCCCAGTCGCCAACCTCAACGCCAGGCCACTCACGATAGACCCAGAATGTCCCAGACGCATCAACGGCGATCCACGCCATAAACCAGTTTTTCGATCCAGCAGGATCAATGATGTGATAACGCGTGACATTACTAGTCGGAATCTTGTCTGGAGATACGACATTGACTTCTTTGTTGAACTTGGGAAATTTGGTGGCGTGGGACTTAACTGGAACCCCGTACGCACGAATTAGGATCTCCTCCCGAGGCCGCCCAACTAGTGTCTCCTTAATACGCTCGTAGCCACCGAAAGGGTTATCTTTGCTATGGAAGTAATGGACGCTGGCATTGCGCTTCTTACTCCGCTGGACATAGGGTACTAGTTCGCCGCCTAAAAGCTCTGCTTCTTGGCTTTCAATACTAGCCGCCCCATCTAAGTATTCCTTAATAACTTCCGTCCACCCATCAATAGGGGTAAATGTAAGCAACAACTTAGCGTCTCTCGTAGCAAGTCGGAATCGAAGCGTATTGATTAGCTCTGGGCCTAATAAGTATTCGTCAACCCAAGCACCAATGTTGTGCCATTTAGGATTACGGCTGCCAAGTTCTGCACCCTCAAGGATAGTTGGATTGTTCTGATATTGAGAGTAGGTCTTGAAAATAATCTGCGACCCATTAGGTAGAATCAGCGAGTTGTCCGTAAACCCGTTCTTCTTCGTGTACGATATGTAGGCGTTAGCTGATGTCTGCTTGGTACGCATCTCTGCTGGAAGCCACTCCCATACTGCGCTTTGTTGCTGGCGTATGCTAACCTCCGATGTTTGAGCGAAACACATAATCTCTGACTTTGGGTTTTCAATGGCAGCTTTGACCACACAGTAAGAACCCCACGCAGTTTTGCCGCTGCGATTGCCACCAAGTGCCAGAACCTCAGACACTTGCGACAATTGCTCTTCAGCCTTTTCCCAATGCGGAAGCCTAAAGCCATAGCGGAACGGGTCTTTCTCGGCATTCTCGATAGCCTCATGGTACACCCGATGAAGCTCAATGAGATCATCTGGCTCCATCAAAGCAACCTCGTCATCGCTGGGAGGCTGTAGGATTGGATGTTTGCGCCACTGCATTACTTGGTTTTGTACGCACCAGTCTCCATTAAGATGTCCTTAATGTGGTAAACACTATCACATTCTTCGCAACAAAATGCATCATCCTCTGGGGGTAGTGACCCACGATTACCACCAACAAAGTGGAGATGACGATATTTTTTGCGACCAAGGCAATGGGAACATACGCCGATAAATGGCTTCATGTGCTTCTCCAGTACCACATTCCAGATCTTAGCATTGAACTTTTCAGCAAGATACGAGGCGTAGCACAGAGTGTGACATGGGTAGTCAACCCCGTCGTGCGTTACCTTGTAGTGACGGACTAAGTTGCCACCATCTTTGAGGTGGTCTGCGTGTCTTGATTCGGGTTCTAGTATCATTCTACGATTTCTGCTTCAACTGCTTGGGCTTTGACTTTATTGGCAATACGAGACTTGGCTTCTGCAATCATCTTGGCGGCATCGTCAATAGACGGCCCCTTGCGATGCTCGACAATGGTACTGGCCATGCCAGATAGCTGTCCAGCCTTATCGGTCATAATTCCAATAGTCAATGCCAATCTGTCTGGGGAGATTGCCTTAAGCTGGTCTGGATCACGGCTCAGTTGCTCTGCTTTCTCGAACAACAGGTCTGTGTACTCGGCAGCGGCAATAGCATAGCGTTTAGAGAACTCCTTGCGCTTTGACTCCAGCGTGTCGTTATGCCTCCACTCCAGCGCACGGACAGTCTCATGCGTGACCTTGCACTTCTTTGCAATAGCATTGATACGCCCACCCTGTGCCAGCATCCAGAGGATCTGTGCCGCCACATTCGGGTTGTAGTTCTCGATAGTGTTCCGAGGGAATTGCTTCGCCCTTTCCTTGACCTCAAGGAAGAACTCTTTCATCGCCTCTTTGCTATCAATCGCTGATAGGTCTTCGTCGCTCATTTGGTCTTCTTGCCGTTTTTAACCTTAACGGCCCCAGAGTGCAACTCTTTTTTGAGCTTATTCTGTTGCGTTGAGGAAAGCGGCGAAACCTTACTGAGCAGGTAGCGGACTTGCTTTTTGCTCTTTGTTTTCATAAATCAACTCACCATTTCGATTGAATCTTGGCGACTGAGGCATCAAGTTATCACGAAGGCTGTAGTACGATGTAGAACCGTATGGAATAACAACATCACCAGAAGTCTTGATTGTACTCTGAAGTCGGTCAAACGCAAATGTGCGGTAGATACCAGTCACAAGGTCTGGTGACACCTTCTGCATCATTGGGTTGATTCTAAGCTGACGATTTGTTTGAAGACCTTGAACAGAATTAATAAAGTTCTTCCGTCTCTGCCAGTTTTGGGGGTCTACGCTTTGATAGTAAGCGTCGGTCGATTCACTCCTATTTTGGATCTCAACCGACTTTTCAATATCCTCGTAGATCTTCTTACGGGTTAGATTCAGTTCCTTCGCAATCTTGTTCTTAACTGCGCGGTCAACATTCTTCTCAAGCTGGCGCAAGTCCATTGCCTCAAGATACAAACGACCATTCTTTAGTATCCACTTTGTAGGAACCACATAGTTCTCCGTAAGACCGCCAAATTGCTCTGAACGACCTTGTTCGATTGGCTTATTCACAAGAAGAGTGCCATGCTTTGTTGCTGCCTCAATTTCAGATTGAAGGAGCAAAGCCTTACCAAACTCGCCATCATCAATAACTCCAGCTTCCTCTAGTGCCTTCAAGTGATCCTCGGTAAGAATCCCTTCTCCATTTCCATTTTTGTCTGGGATAAGAACACCATTTGGCAATTTCTCACCACGCTCTACGATTTGCTTGTTAACTTGATCTAAAACACTTGTCGCTTGATAGTGCTTAGGATTATCGGATTTAACATCGACAACTTTCTGGACTCTTGCGGCTTTTGGCTTGCCAGCGGTTTCGCGGTACATTTGGCGCACCATTGCTTTCACCTCTGGCAGTTCCCTAAACCCATCAGCAAGCAATCCTGTACCCATCACCATACGCCCGCTAGCATCAGTCGCTCCACCCATCTTAAAGTGCAGATTTTTGACAATAGGGGTAGCATTAAACAATGTTCTAAAGCTGCCCTCAACCGCCCTACGAAGTGGTGTTTTGCGGGATTCCTTGTAAAGGTTTCCTTTAAGTGTATCCTCTAGCAGCGTCCATACACCTTGATCTGTATAGTATTCAACAGCAAGCTCGCTCAAATCTGCTGGTGGCATGTTGTTTTGCTCGCGCAGGTTGTTGTACTCATCTGCCCATGCCTTAAACTCTGGATCTAGCGTTCCATCTGGATTACGGACAAGACCCGGTTGAGTGTCATCTCCCAACATCCGCGCCACAATAGCACCATCTTTTTGCCACACATGCTGAATCATGTGTCCAGCTTCATGCATAGCTACTTCTTTTAAGAACCCAATTTTGTCGTTAACATTTACAACAGCTTTCTGTCCAACAGGGTCAAACTTGTTATTTCCTGTGGTGTTGATTTTCCACTTAAACATTCCAGGGTATGCCGCATCAATGTTGGAAAGCGCATATCTAAAGTCACGATCTTTTAGCCCATCAAACATGGCTATTTGGTCAGCATCTAGCTTGTTCCGATAGTTGGTCATTTGGTCAATGTTGACCTGCTCCATGTCCTTCTTTCCACCAATAATCCGCCCAAGACCACCAAATACCAGAGCATCACGAGCAGCGTATTTAAGCGTGTTCTCGTCAATACCTTGGGAGTTGATAGCGTTGTACGACAGCGTTGCAGGTGCGGCTTGAGCCGTGCCTTTGGCTATACTGGCAAAACCCCGTACAAGCGGGGTTGAATAATCACCAAGGGTAGCCACAGCGCGACCGATACCCCCAACGCTTTCATTTGCGGCTAGGCGGCGGAAAAATGGTGTTGAGCTACTTCTTTCAAGTAATTCCTCACTAACAGCATTGCCAAATTTTGACATCTTACGCAGAGCAGGGACAGCGGCAATAAGACCGACCCTAGCACCCATGTAAACACCAATAGCTTGGTGGAACGGAATAGTAAGCCCTGTAGCAATTAAAGATGGTATTCTGTACCTAAGAACACTTCTTTCAACCTTCTTTAGAAATCCATTAACAGCAGCAACGCTATTGCCAAGTTTTTCAGCACCGTTTGCCATGCCTTTGGTTGCCCCAGACGCAACTGCACGAACAGCATCACCAGCTGTTTTGGCTGTATCCAAACCAATCTCAAGTTGATTTGCAGTTTTACTTACATTCTGGATACCGTCATCAATAATTCCAAGGCGTGTTTGAACCGCTTGAGATTGAGTTGTTAAGTCATTAAGCCTCTTAGTAAGTTCTGTTGCCTTTTCCGTAGCCCCAATGCGGAGTGCGTCATCAAGCTGACCAGACACAGCCGAAACCTCATCAGATAGTCTAGCAACATCAGATAAAACACTAGTCCTAGCGGCATTGAGCTCACGACCATAATTGACAATCTCGATTCCTTTTTTTGCTTGGTTTGCTTTACGGACGGTTTTAATGATATTAACGCCAGCTCCAAGTCCAGCCGTAGCTAGACCTACAGCAAGTCCTGGAACATCTGCTGGAAGACTCGCGGCAGCGCGAACACTGTTAATATCCTCCTCGTATTTTTTAAGACCTTGCTCTTCTCCAAGTTCAGCTACATATTGAGATTTTGCTGATTCCTGAGACTGAAGCACCTGCTCTCCAACACCAATTATACTTGCGGTTTCAACCGCATCCATATCTTTTTGTGACCTTTCAATAAGGGCAAGTTTGTAGTCCCTTTTCTTATTCAACTCGTCAGCTTGTTCTTGCGGGATATTTCCCATAGACACAGCCGCATCAAGTCTTTGCCTATCAATAAACCTAGTTAATTTAGCTCCGCTTGTTACCGCAGTTTCAAGAATTGAATCAATTGCTTCAGATTTTTTTGCGATGTCTTTTTCGTATGCTTGTTTTATTGTCTCTGACTCAGACAAACTAGCAATAGGTGGAGTAACAAGTTGACCAATGCCCTTGCCAATAGCTACAGCACCTTCACCAAATTCCTTAAATGCCTCCGCCCATGTTCGCTCTGGCTCTGCGTCAATCCCGCTTTTTTTGCGTATTGCGTACAACTCAGCCTTTTTAAGGTCAATGGCATCATCGCTCATACCCCCATCAAGATAGGCAGTCGGATCGGTAAGCTCGTCTAGGCTTGTGGTAAAAGCCTCGCCCTTAGTGGTCAATGCTCCGTTCTCTACAAGTCCACGATCTTCCAAAAGAAGATAGTCCTCGCCAAGTTGTGTTGCATTGCCATCTTGATCCAAAAGACCACGGGCCTTCATTCCCTCTTCGGTGGTGAACTCTGGGGCTTGATATTTTGGCGCAGAAAGTCTAGGATCATCGAGCTGCATCTCACGCCAATTCGGCGACTGAACAGCTTGACGCTGAACATCTAAGTTCTTTTTTTCTTGGTCAAGGTACTCAAAAATAGCGTCCCTTTCGAGCTTGCTGATTTCTGGATCTGCCTTCTCTTCTTCTGGAATTGCCATTTAATTATTTATTTGAGCTTACCTCTAAGTTTTTGAGTAGCTGTTTGCGGTTGAGTTTGCGTGCTGGTTTGCTCAGAATCAAGATAATTATCGGGATCTGCAAGAATTGATCTAATCTCCCGAAGATATGTAGTCCATGTCTCTTCTGGATCTGTTGTTCTAGGTCTATTTTTGATAAGCATCAACAAGTCTGTATTACTTACCGGTTTAAGTAAACTTGCCGCATCAAGAACGCTTCCCTCAATAAGCCTATTTAGCCTTTGTTGATCTGATCTTGTCTTTCCACTTTGAGTTCCTAAAAATGGGGCGTACTCAGCTACACCGGTAGCAAATGCTTCTCCGTATCCAACGGCACTTTTAAGCGCATCAGTAGCCTCACCTTTATTGTCAACAAATTCAGAAATTGTTTTGATTGCGATGTTTTTTGATGAATCTGCTTTTTCTTTCGCAATTTTTGACTCCTCTGCCCTAGCTTTTTCCGTTTCTGTTGGTGGTCGTGAAACAGTTTGGACCCCAGCAAGTTCTCCAGTAGGGTTAAATGAAAGCTCATATGTGCCTTCTGGTTTTAATCCAAATCTTTGGGCTTCTTCACCACTTACAATTTTAACTGCTTTTTGTTGTTGTTGGCCGCCGCTGATTGGTCTTGTAGCAACAACTTGCCTTCTCGCTGGTAGTTGAGGCTGCTGTTGAGCGATACTTGGTTCAGTTGGCATTCCGCCACCAGCTTGAGCTGTCGCCATTCCAGCACCTTGTTCAATTTGTCTTGCTACTTCGGCTTGCTGCTCTGGAGTGCCAGTTATTTGAGGAGGTGCGGCCTCTTCAATGCGTCTAAATACTTGAGTTGTGCCAGGATTTCTTGTGGCAACCGAATTCATCCAAGATCCTTTTGAATAATTTTGTTCAAGCGTTCCTCGTTGTCCACCTCTAAATCCCTTGCTGCTATTTGATGCAATTTCGTTATCGCTAACAAAAATGCCAGTATGTCCAGCTTTTTTACCTCTTGGAGTTACAATAATATCTCCAGCTCGGGCTTGGTTGATTGGAATGCTTTGGAATCTTGGGTCGCCACTTAAAGACTCAATCATTTTGGAAGTTGAAAGAGTTCCACCTTGAACTAACTCTTCCCCTGTCGCTTGGTTGTAAATTTTGCAAACCGCATCAGCGCATCCAAGGCCTCCACCCTGTGTGCCTGGGGTTTTAGCTGTAGACAAACGTCCAATATTCATTTGTGCTACTTTAGCAATAGAATCAGAAATGCCTCCGACTTGTGAAGTTTCTGGAAGTTTCTCAACACCGCCTTCGCCATATTTGAATTTCACTGGATCAACAATAAGCTCACCAGTGCCAATTACGCGAGGACGACCTTGAGGGTCGTAATTAACATCCATTTCCTCGCTCTGATTGGTTTCGGGATCAAAAAATGATAAAGTTCCTTTTGTGAGTTTAGACGCTTCCGCTTGAGCTTTTTGAGCGTATGTTTCAGCTCTTTGTTGTGCAATATCAAGATTTGCTTGCTTGTAAGCTGCATCTATTTTGGACTCTCTTAGCTTGATAGCTCTATCTTGCGCTCCAATTCCAAGCGTAAATGCGTTAGAGATCCCCTGTGCTGCGGTTCGGCCAAGTGCCAATGCTTCCATTGGGGAAGTATTCGGATCATTGATTTTAGCCTGCACTGGAGCAAGATAACTTTCAACATCAATCCCAAGGTCTTTGCCCATTTTAATGGCAGACTCAATACCAGCAGATGTCGCTTTAACTTCAGCATCAATTTTTTTGCGTTCTTTGCGAGCCTCACCGAAATCTGCGATACCCTTGCCGATCATGGCCCCAAGGTTCTGCATCCCCTGCGCTTGAATATCCGCAGCCCTTGTGAAGCCAGAGTAATCCTGCACAAACATCCGTGGGTCTACACCCGCTCCTAGCATCTGTCCTTGTCCGTATGGCATATTATTAGTCTTTCATATAGCTTAATTTTTCTTGATCTGCCCAAGGGACAAGAGAGGAAATGTTCTCAATAGTCATACTTAGTTTTGGACAGTAAACAAACTTAGGTGATTGTTGGTTCCTATTGATGCAGTTAGTACAGGCATGAACATAATCAACATTGTGACGCTTGTCTATCTTTTCTCCCCAGACCCCATTGATTTTCTCGTAACGATCTTTATCATATGGAACATTATTTTCCTCAATATAATTCCAGATGTCTTCATGAGTCCAGTCACGAAGCGGAAACATCATCGTGGCTTGATCAGTCAAAACCCTTGATTCTATTCTTGTTCCAGCATCTCCACCTAAAATCGGGTCTGAGTCGCATCCCTTATGACCAATCCACAGGCAATCAAATACTGGCACCTCAAGGTAATGCTGTTTTGGACGCTTAAGAATATCCAAAGCACAAGCAAATTTGGTGTCACTTGTTGGCTCAGTAATACCAGTTGGGCAAGTTAAGATTGTTGAATTTACTCTGTAGTGATTCTGAACCTCCCACTCATCGCCTTCTTGTTGGAATGCCGATTGATAAGGATGCCATGAGTAAACGAGCAGCTCCCAATCTTGCATAATTTTATCATGGAACTTATATTTCCATGGTTGCCAGGGCTCTCGGAAAAATACCAATGGCAACTCAATTCCCATGTCTCGCATGATATGCAACAAAACCATACTGTCCTTGCCACCAGACCAACAAATCATTCCTTTCGGAAAGTGCTTTGCGCCAGAGGCAATTAGCTGTTTTGTTTTTTCGAGCTTCGTCATTAAATAAGTCCTGCCCCTACTGCTGTGCCCCCTGCTGCCGCGCCTCCTGCTGCGGCTCCACCACCTAAGAATGCTCCAATGCCGCCAGCAGAACCAATTCCAGCCATAAGGCCGCCACCAAGTGCGCCTAATCCACCGAATAATCCAGATCCATAAGAAGCCTGTGCTTGTGCGTTAGCTGCATTTGCCGCCACAATGTTCTGTCTTTGAGCAGCACCAAGATTAAGCGCAGATCCAACATCAAAAAGCTGAGGCTTACCAGCACCGATTGCGTCAAGTCCAAGGCCCATCATTTGATTGCCAACTTGGTAAGAAAGAGGCTGGCTTCCAAGCAATTGGAGACCCGGTGCAGTGTAGAACTGACCAGCAGCTTGATATGCTCTCATTGCCTCGTCTCCAGCCAAGCCTCGAAGACCCATCCGCATTTTCTCAATGTCCTGCAATTGCCCAAGTCCAGCTTGTTGCATTTCTGCTGTGGCTTGTGCGCCCGCAAGGCGTTGCCCAAATAATCCTTGTTGTTCAGCCATGCGAAGATTAGCAAGATTCTGGCGTTGCTCAAATGCTTGCTGACCGGCCTGTGATGCTTGCGCCCTTCGCCCAGCTAATGCAGCTTCACGGTTTTGGATCTCTGCGGCAATAGCCGCGTTCCCACCTAGTCTTCCAGCCGATTGTGCGGCCTCCCTCGCCGTTTGTTGCGACGAGCGTTGTTCCTGTGCAGAGAGCGCGCCGCGACGAGCGTAGGCTTCTTGCGCCATCTGGTTCGCCATTGCAGTATCTTGCTCCGCGGCTTGAATGGTTGGGTCAAAGGTCTGAGGACGAATCCCGTACATTCCAAGTGCCTCACCCATGCGCCCGGCATAAGCCCCTTCAGCACCTGCGGCTTGAGCGGCAAGGTCTTGCATGCTTTGAACTTGTGCAGCCTGCTCTGGAGACAACGACTCCATGAGTCCACGTGTCATTCCAGCTTGTCCCGTCATCTGACCAAGTTCAGCCTCACGCGCTGCCCCAAGTTGTTGCGCCGCACCTTGAGTGAACTGAGGTGAAAGACCAAGCATCCCCAATCCAAATTGGGAAACATCAGCAAGGTTTTGACGCTGAAACTCTGGGCGATATTGTTGCTCAAATGACAAAATTCCTGGCATTGACTGCTGGAATGCCGACAGCAACGAACTAATATCTTTGGAGTAGTCTGCTTTTGGAGCTGAAACTGATTTAGGCTTACTTCCCATTGGATTAACTTTCTTTTAACTTTGAATAAAACTTGTAAATGTCGTGAGTTCTTACGCGGTCGTTACCTTTAAAGCTGCGTTGGAATGCGATAAAGTCGTAGCTTTGAATATATTTAGATAACGCTCCTCGCATATTTCCCGTGGAAAATGTAACAAACAAGGTGTCTCCATCATCAATATGGACTGCTTGAGTTGGGTTTTCACTGAACGAACTAAAGCCAATAGCAAAACAATCCATATCGCAAACAACAATACCATGACATAAGTGCCATGTAAGAAGTTGTTGGAAGTCGATACCTTCTTGTTCATATGTTGCTATTGCTTTTGCTAAATGCTTGTTCATCCAATAACAATTATGTTATTTTCAGTAAAGTTTGCCACACCCCCACTTATATCATCCGTTTCAATTTCTATAGATGTTGTTGTGGCTGTTGTTCTATCAGCACATGCAAATCTTGGTGAGCCAGAAACTCCAGCACTAGATGTCACAATATAATTCGCGTTAGGCATTGCAACTGTAAATGTAATAGTAAACTTCCCAGATGCCGTTTTTAACACGCTAGTTACATTTCCAGACGAACGGATAAACCTGTTCGTTAGAGATGCATTTGTAGAACCAGAAGCGTCTCTGCTCGCATCGAAATTCACCCAAGCCCTAACCCCAAAAATCGGAGCAGATCCACTTTGGTTGCCATCTAGCTTGGCGGCGGTGATTGCGGAGTTGCTTACGGTTGATGCGGATGACGCGTTGCCAGTCACGTCACCAGTCACATTGCCAGTCAGCGGCCCAGCAAATGCGGTAGCAGTTACGGTTCCTCCAACTTGAAGTGTGGATGATGGTTCTCCCGAAACGCTTATCCCAACCCGTCCGCTTGATGAAAGTTTGAAGTTAAATCCTTCTGTGCTTCCCCATGGCGTGATGTGATAAAAACTTTGTGAAGGAGTAGATGAATTTTCAACAAATCCAGTACTAGCTCCAGTGTTTGTTGCAGAAAAAGTGCCAAACACAAGCGATGAGTATGTCAGACCGGAAGCTGTGTATGAACTTTTAATTTTAGCGGATGGGTATCCAGTATCAGATATATCAAGCTTCAAACTAGGATTATTTGTCCCAACCCCCACATTCCCGCTTGCGGTGATACGCATGCGCTCAGTGCTACTAGTCCCCAATGAAATCACACCAGTAGATGTAGTATTGTACAATCCAATGCTGTCTTGCAAACCAGTTCCAGCTCCAATCCCAAAATCAGTTACAGCAACTGAACTGCCATTGTATTGCAGCATTCGAACACTTGCCCCATCTTGGCGTATTGTTTGACCACCAAAACTTGGAGAAATCTTTGTTCCAGCAATAGCTGCTGATGCGTTAATGTCAGCATTTACGATAGTGCCATCTACAATGTTTGCCGAAGTGATAGAGTTTTCAGCCATTTCGTTAGATGTGATTCCGCCTCCATTAACTGCAAGCTTACCAGTTCCAGTTACCTGTAGCGTGGAACCTTGAATGGCATCGCTGGTAAATGTCGTCTCGTCGATAATGTTATTCAGCTTGCTGCTTGTAATAGTATCAGTGTTCTGAAATGTGTTGGTGGTGTTTACTACTCCCATAACTTATTTCTGTGAAAGGATTTGTCTATTTGTAATGGAACCTGCCACTTGAATAGAGTGGATCTTAGGTGAACCAATGGTTCTTGTCAATGTGATAGTCCCCGTATAACCTCGAAGTCCGCCTAGCCTGCATCTAATACTGGCAGTTTCAGCCTCTCCGCTTGTGCTTGGAGACAATATTTGTCCGCCTAGGAAGGTTGTAGTTGACCCAATGCTCTCTGCATTATCTGGATCTTCTGTGGCAAACGCTATGTCATATTCACCAAGCCCGCCTGCCAAGTTCTGCATTTGAATCTGCGCGTTCGTAAATCTTTTGCGCTCAAGCGTATTAAAATCGTAACCACGGCTTGTCACATATGAGTTGATTACTGGAGTAACGACATCCGTGTTATTGTTATCAACGCTCAAAATGTCATTTGACGAGTCAGATGCGTCAATCTGGTGCAAACCACCATTTGCGCTGACTGCATACAGGTTGTTACGCACACCAGCACTTGCCGTGATAAAGCTTTTGATCAAGAACCTAGAGTCTCCGTAAGTGTCCAGCGACTCCCATCCCTTGTTCAAAAAATTATAGACCAAAACTGCGTTGTTTCCACGGGCATCGTTAGAATTAGGCGCGGCATCCAATGGTACTGCTAGGTAGTACCTGTTGTTGAACAGAATTGCCACTGACTTATCAGCTATATTCTTGTTGATTCTGTCAATGTACGGCTGGATGTCCTTAGAAAGCGGCTCCTCAGTACCACGAAGGTTGTAATCGTTAAGGAATGTGAGTCCGTAAACACCTTCGTCTGCCAAGAAAAGCATGTTGTTGGCCTGCATGACCACGGACTTTCGTGCCAAGCACCCAACCTCGCTGGTTAGCTCCTTAACAACGGTATCTGTTAGACTTCCTTGGGTATTTGCGACAATATGCAAACTATTGCGGTTTAAAACCACCATTGCGTCATCGTAGAACCCATGCATCGCAACCACATAGTCAGCAGTACCACCAGAAATGCGGAACTGATTCTCAATCTGGTCGAATGTGGTGGTGTCTAGAATGTCGGAAACTGCAATCTCATCGGTAATCTTCCTACTGGAATAGACGGGTGCGCTATATGCACCAGATTGGTCGTAGTAGAATGGAACAAATAACCTGCGCTGGAAGTATGTTCCCCAAGGTGCGCCCGGTTGATGCATAAACCCACCGCCCTCCGTAAATCTTCCACCAAACTCAAGTTGCTGACTGGAACTCCCAGATGAAATGTTTCCTACAGGGGCATAGAATGTCAGCGTTGTTGCAGTTGCGGAAACTACTTGAAATTGTTTTCCTACAATTGATGTGAACTCTGGGATTGTCGCCTCATAAATAACAATAATATCGCCAGCAAAAATAGTAGTATTTCCTAAAGTAGCCTTGGTAACTGTGACCAATCCACTTAACACGGTCACATCCGAACCAGTAACTATAAATGTTTGTGGTTGGGTATAAGCACCGCCGGGAGATAGTGTAAACCCATCAGTTATCGTAGCTACCGTTGTCACAAACGTAGTGCTTGTAGAAATCCCAGATGCCACAAAGGTAAATGTGTCTTGGTCAACAATTGGCGATGCCACCGTGAATGTACCATTTGGAGATGTACCACCAGTAAGCCCAGCGATAACCACGGATGATCCAGCCGTAAGCCCGTGCTCACGAACCCTCATCGTTACCACAGTATTTGGACTAGCTGTGGCGTTTGATGATGCAGATATAACGGGCCTTCCGTTAGGATACCACTCCAAGGCTTGCTCTCCACCCCTAAATAGCATGATCTTGTCAAAGCATTGGATCATGTCACACTCACTGCTGACGGTCTCTCCAACAGGATATGGAATCGTAGTTGCCGTGTGAGGAGCAATCGTAGAAAGGTCGATCTTCTTGGCGAATGTCTCCAACGCCACGATGATATACTCCTTATTGGACTCGTTGGGATCGGAGAACAGGCAGGATGCTAGAACCTCGCTGGCTGCGGCATCGTTAATGTTGATCTGGGTAATCCTTGGTGTTGTGTCTAGTGCCACAGCGGTCACACCAGTAACAGGAAATGTCAATGTGTTGACAGTGGCGGCAGTAACTGCCTTCACCCCATTGTTGTTCGTTCCAGTAAATGTAAGACCGCTGACGATTAGGTTTCCCGGCAATCCAATACCCAATCCGTGATTCGTGGAAGTTGTAATAGTCACCACATTCGCGGCATAGGACACCGCAGAAATCGTTAGGTAGTATGGGTTTGGGAGAATGTGAAAAGGAAGGCTCAACGGAACACCACCAGTAGTCAGCACAGGGCTAACAGACACCACGCTCTTGCGAGGCCTCCAGAAACCCTCCATTCGCCCGTTGACGCTCTCTCTAACCTCTCCGGGCTTCAACTGATTAAGCTGCAACCGCTGGTTTACGCCGACAAAACCGCGATCACCATCTTCGGCAATCGAGTCGTCTAGCCCACCAGTAGACCTAAACTGGGACATTATGCGTAATACGCAATAACCGTACCAGAGCTGATTTGAACTTTGGTAAAGATACCACCAATGCCAGCACCAGCAGCAAGTGTCTTGCCATCAAGGTTGGAAATGTCATCCAAGTTACCAGCAGTCTCACCAGCACCAGACTCAATTACACTGTCAGTAATTGCTTGAATCCAACGGAATAGACCAGTCGCACTGTCAGCACCAGTAAGCACGATGCCACCCATTTGGCCTTGTAATTGATATGAATCGCCTCTAGGCATAATCGTAATAAAGTATCTAAGCGCAAGACCATCCCGCGCTCAACCAACCAATTACCATAACATTACCAACTCTGTCAACAATAAACACAATAACCCCGATCACGCACATTCCTAGCAAAAACACTAGACCAGCCTAGTAACATTACCACTCGGGAACATCAGCCCCATTGTAACAATTTTTCTGGGGCAGGTTTATGGATAGTAATGTAAAAAACTTTTCGCCGGTCGACCCCCTCCCCCCATACTACCTAACGATTTCTGCGGTGTCCTATGCCGCGAATGTGGTGACTATTACAACTTCCACGAATCACGGATTGGGTATTGGATTGCCGGGAAACCTAATCGTCA